TATAACAATTCCTATACCCGTTTCAAAAATGCCTATAATAATATTCCATGTACCAATAAACAATTCTTTAATTCCTTCCCAAACAGAAGCCCAACCTTGTTTTATTAATTCTGAGTCGCTCGTAATTATTCCTACAACAACATTAAATACACCTTTAACAACGTCTATTATTCCGTTGATTACTTGATATAATCCATAAAATGTCCTTATTACACCTTCTACGGCTTTTCCCCATTTTCCAAATGCTTGGTCTAATACTTCGGGATTATTTAATGCTTTCCTCATTTCTTCGCCGACTTCTTGCCAAGCTCGTTTTAATTTATCAAATATAGTATTATCATTGTTCCCAACTTCTCCTTCTGGTGGGGGTGTAACGCCTCCACCACCAGCAGAACTATTCACGGCAATTACATTCATTTCATCAAATCCCGCAAGCGTTTTCTTTATTTCTTTTGCACTACCAGCAGATTTTTTCATTGCTTTTTCGTAGTCTTTAATTCCGCTGTTTTTAAAAATATTGTGTCCTGTTAATGTTTGTATAATATCTCCAATAGCATTTAATATTTCATACATTGCATTTACTATCCATTCAATAACAGGTTTTAACGCATTCGCTAGTGCAAATCTTAAATAATCTACATTTGCTTGTAATTGGCTATCATATTGCATTAATGTATTCATTGCTTGCCTTATCCCTAAATACACGCTTCTTATACCTATTATTGCCAAAGACCATTTAGTAACTTTTTTTATTACTCCTGATAAAGAACTACTAACATTTTTTAAAGAAGATTGAACATTATTAAATCCAGTTTTATTTATAGCATTTTGTTTTTTATATAAATCGGTTAATTTATTTTTAGTTAATTCTATTTCTTTTTCATATTGCAATAATTTGTCTTGTGGGAATTGAACGTCTTTTAATGCTATTTTTTGTTCTTGTTCTAACGTGTCTAATTTGTCTTCTAATTCTTTTATTTGTGCATCAAAACTTTTTGTATCAATTTTTGTTCCTATTGTTATCCAACCGTCCATAAGATACCTCCTTTCTACAATCCAAGTATCTCATTTAGTTTTTTCATACTTTCTTCTTGTTCTTTTGTTAAATGTACTTCTTTTTTATTTCTTTTTAATGCAATTCTTTCTTGCACCTCTATTAATTCTTGACGTTTCTTACTATCTTCTATTTCGCTTGGATTCATTCTTCTTGTATTTATAATTCTATTTAAAATACAACAATTTCCTATATCGCTATTAGATAGCCCTTCTACTAAATTAAAGAACTTCCACCAATGCATTTGTGTATTAGATAAGTCTATACTGTAATCACTCATAAAACTTGTTTCTATGTAGTCGTAATCTTCAACAAAATCCATATACGGCTCTTCATCAGAATTGCTTAACTCTTTGCTACAAGAAAGGTATGTTTTAGCCGATTTAAGCAATGTTTCATACTTATCGCTAGCATTTATACCCTTATCACCAAATAACAAGTATATAATCGCTAAACTACGTTCAAAATCGCCTATCGTTTCATCTAATGCCACTTCATTACATTTAATTGCAATTCTAAAATCTGTATTAATATCAAATCTTTCTCCATCAATAATTACATATTCAGGATTATTCATTTACCTCTAACTCTTTACCTTTTTGAACTGCTTGTGAATACTTTTCTTTAACTTTATCAGTTATCTTTGTCATGCTTAAATCAATATGTGGTGCAATTTGTTTTTCTATAATCTCATCTATTTCAGATAATGTAGTCCAACCTAACTTCCTACCATTTAAAAGTTTTTGAACTCCATTTTCTCCTAAAAACATGTTATATACTTCGGTTTCTTCATTAAAGAATTTATTTATTGCTCTTATCTTATCTTCTTCGTTTTTGGATAATAATTTTTTACCTTTAACATCTTCTCTTTTATCAATTATTAACATTTCATTTCTTAAATATTCTTTGTTTTTCTTATCTCTTTCAATAAGTTCTTGATACCTTAAAGGTAACTCTATATCTTCTAAGTCAAACTCCAAATATTCTTTTGTATCTTCTCCATCTTCTGTTTTAATTCCTAATCTTAAAACATCACTTTTATTTAACTTTATAAAATTGTCCATTATTTTATAATCTCCTATCTAATATAAAAGAGGGATAGAGGATTGTTCCTCTAACCCTCAATAAGGTTTGCTATAAACTTGTTGTAGGTATAAATGTTGGCACATTGCCAGCAAATGTTACTGTTCCTTCAACTGGGTCTCCATCGTAATAAATATCATATTCTATCTGTGCGTTTTCACCCATATAAGAAGTAACTGTTATAATTACATCATTATATTTTGCAGGATAACTTGAACCATTACCATTCCATCTATCTATATCAAGTATATGTGATTTATAATTTAATTGGTCACGTCCTGAATTAATAAATTCAAAACAAGGGTCGCCTTTATAAATCTTTTGTGTTACACTTGCTTGTTTTTGGTTTGAAGAATGGTCTGTTCTACTATTGTCTTCAATAATCCATTTTTCAGTGTCAACTTGGGGATTGAAACTTTGCGCTAATTCAGTTATTCCAACACCAACGATAGACCATGTTGGGCTTAATGCACTAGGTGTTGTATCAAGATATGTTAAGAATTGACTTCTATTTACTTTTGCAATCCCGCTTGGTACTAAATCTGCCATTTATTATTCCTCCTTATTTTCTAGTTCTCTTTTAATAATAACTAGCTCTTTATATGAAAGAGGTTCAATAAATCCTAGTTCATTTAATTTAACAATTTGTTCATAAGTTAGATTTTTTATTTCATCTCCAGCAATATAATTACCAAGATTACTTGAAAAATCTTTTTTTGCAATTATTTTTTTCATAGACTTACACTCTCCTCTTCCATACTTCTATATGTTATTTGTATTTGAATATCAAACTCTGCTGTGGTTCCATCAGTATTATTCATAGTTCCACAGTTTAAGCACTCAATACTTTCTATACCATTTATTTCAGGCAATATGCCCTCGTCATTATTGGATTTTATTTTGTTTTCAAATTTTTCAAAAAAACCGATATTAGTTAGATTTATAATTGTATCTTCAGAATATTCCATGCGACTTCTAAATGAATAGACGTCTCTATGTATTTCTAAACCTGTTATCCACTTTTCTACTTCAGTATCTGTCGGTATTTTATCAATAGAATAATTATCAATATCGTTAGATAGCATATTAGCGTTAATTTGGTATTCATCGCTTGTTACTAACGAATCAATAACATTAAATAAATACTCTCTTAACTTTACTATTCTTGTATCTGTATATTCCATCAGTTCCTCCCAATATAATCTTGTACTTCTTTAATAACTTGTTCTTTTTCAGCACTCCACATTCTCTTATCCCAATGTTTTCCTGTTCCTGGTGTATGAAAAACTAAATCTTTGCCTGTTGGCACTTTTGTTACATCTTTCCTGGCCCACGAACTTCCTGTTTCAGGGTCAACATACAATTCGCCTTCATACATATAATGTGCGTAAGGGCTTGCGTATGTTATAGAATCTGATTTTTCAATTATGCTAGTTCTTAAATTTCCATCTCTATATGGAACGTACTTGTCCATGTGTACCCTACAAGTATGAGTAAAGAATCTTTGCACTCTTCCATTAGGTTCTATTCCAAGATTTGCTTTAATCGTGCTTATTGGTTGCATTTTCATTATTTGCCTCCAATATGAATGTGTTGATTAATTCCGTACTTGTTATTTGTAATACTTGTTATTTTATAAATTAAATAACCTTTTAAATCATCTTGTGTAGTTATATTAGTATTTACCATGCCTTCTACTACGATGTCGCCTATTGCAAAATTGTTTATGTCTAAATTTTTATTTAATTCGTAAGATATTCTGCAATCAAAATCGTTAGCATTATCAAATCCTTTATTGATACCAGCACCTTTACCACCAAAGAACCACACTTTTGAATAGTTATATCTAGTCCATTTTTCAAGTCGTTTAGTTTTGTCAAATCCTTTATGATAAATTGTTACACTACCATTGCAAATCATTTAACACCTACATATAACAAGTGTTCTCCGTTGACTATAACGTTTAATAAATAATCTCTTATTATTCCATCTAATTCTTTATCTTTTGATTTTGCTATATCACTAGCTTTATCAGATGTAATATAAGACTCACTATAACCATCGGTATTTACACTTGCTACATTTCTAGCGTTTTCTAATGCTTCTGCATAAGATTGAAGTCTATTTATCATATTAAATTCACACATTTTAACTTCTAATGGTATTTCTTCTAAATCAACTAATCTTCCGAATGTTCTAACATCAATTTTTCTACTAACTTCATATTCCAATAAATAAAAGGACATTTCGGCAAGTGTGCCACCTAATTCCAAGTATTCATCATAAGTTAGGTACTTTCCACTAAAATCCATAATGTCCTCCTTTATATTATAAACTTGGTGTCTCAGATGGTTTTAAACTTGCAAATGGGAATCTTGCTGA